ATAGCTACCTAAACCGTATAGACATATCCAAACTAGAGACCTCCTACCATATAGGAGAAAGCTTTTCAAGAGATGCAATCTCTGGAGCTTTAGATGAACTACTAGATTTCTTTGTAGAAGTAGAGGAATACGAAAAGTGTACCAATATTACTGAGTATATAGGATTACTCGTACTAGAAGAGGTTTACGAAATCATCAATAAACCAACTCTAAAATAACCTACCATATAGTTGCTAACCTCACTTTTTCTTCTTATATTTAGACATAAGTTAAAACTTGTATTTAACTACACTAAAAAAAGGTTATATGATAAAAGTAAATAAATCTTCGCGGCAACTTCGCGCGTTTCGCGCGGCGGCGTCCTTGTTCTTAATCGCCCTAACCCTCTCCTGCGAAAAAGAGGTATTGATAACTAACACATGTGAAAGTGGTGATTGTAATGCTATGATGAGTAGCCAATATACCATAGACAGTAACGGTTATACACACGTAGACTTAGAGTGGATAGGTGAAACATTACCCTATTTTACACTAGATATAGAGGCATCTCGTACTTCACCCGAATATTATTACAACGACCAACCTGTAGTTTCTGCTGAGTTTGATACCGATAGTTATTATGTTATTGGAGATAGTCTAGCGTTCACCTTACCGTTGTATAACTCATTTACAGGTTTAGAGACATACGAAGGCTACCCTATATCGGTTCAAGATACTACTATTTACCTTAGTCAATTCGAAGGTATGGTGTTTCCTATAGTACAAAACGATACAAGAATATACTTTTCAGATGATGAAGACGGGAGATTTACCTCTAAACGTATAGTTGGACCTGTTCCTCAAGGGTTTATAGGTGATACTATTACGGTTTTTATGAAGGTATTTTGGGATGCAGGTGATAATTCAGTGTTAAAAGAGGATTATTATCAAAAATATATTATAGAATAGTTGCCTTTCTGCTTTTTTTTTAATATCTTCTATATATGTTAATTATAAATTAATAAGTATTAAAGTAATATATTAAATAATAAGTATAATATAATATAAATTAAAAAGATAATTAAATAATAACTTAAAAGATAGAGTATAACTATGTTAAACGCCGAACAAATACAAAAAAACTACGATAAACACCTAAAAATCATAGATCACTACTTAGGAGACCGTGCTAAAGCTTGTAAAGACATGTTAAAGCATATGGAAGAAACTTATATTATGGCTCCTGCTAGTGGTAGAACCTGGTATCATAATGCTTTTGCTGGAGGATATGTAGACCATGTCAATAGAGTAGTTCAGTATGCTATAGAGCAACATAAATTATATGAAAAAATGGGTGGTACTTTAGACTATACCGAGCAAGAGTTAGTATTTTCTGCCCTCTTTCATGATTTAGGTAAGTTAGGTGATGGAGATAGCCCTAATTATATACCTCAGACAGATAAATGGAGGCGTGATAAACTCTCAGAAGCTTATACTTACAACGGTGATTTAGATTTTATGCTTATTCCAGACAGATCTCTATTTATTTTACAAAAATTTGGTATTAAAGTTAACCAAAAAGAATTCTTAGCTATCAGACTACATGATGGAGTGTTTGATAAAGCAAATGAAGCGTACTTCTTTAGCAATATGGAATCATCTAGACAGAAAACAGCCATTGTATCAGTTTTACACTCAGCAGACTTCTTAGCTTCTAAGATAGAGTATGATATGTGGAAGAGAAGTGGAGGAACATCTAAACCAAAAACTAACAAAACACAATCCTCAACGGGCAAAAGAGTTAATTCCTCTAAAGGCCTTACGGATATGTTAAAAAAACTATAATATGAACATTAATCCTACAACATTTTACATAATTTCCGGAATTTTAGTTGGAAGTATCATTATTTTATCTTATATTATTAGAAACCTATTAAAGAAGGTAGAAAATTACGAAGATGTTACCACAAATCAAGTGGAGTACCTAGTAAATGTTTCTAAGATAATAGGAGAATCACAAAAGCACCTAAACAGTCTTGACGAACGCGGGGTTTTCAAGTCTGATGATGAGGTCGGTTATTTTTTTGAGAATTTAAAACTGATACAGAAAACGTTGGATAAATACCAACTACCCGAAAATTATGCCAAGAAAGAAATCAAAAGCTAACTACTTTACAAAAGAGACAGAAGAATACATAAATAAGTATAACGCCTCAGAGGATATTAATTATAGAAATGATATCTTTACAAAACACATTTACTACCCTTTTTATAAACTAGCTGAAAATATTATTCATACTTTCAAGTTTTATTACACCGATGTGGATAAAATTGAAGATTTAAAACATGAAATCGTCTCTATGTTATTAGAGGAGAAGATTATGAAGTTTGACAAAGATAATGGTGCTAAAGCATACTCCTACTTTGGTACTATCGTGAAAAGGTGGTTAATAAACTACAATAATAAGAACTATAAGAAGTTAAAAAAGATAGGAAGCTTTGATGATATGGAAGATTCTTATGAAACTCCCTATATTAAGAACGAACTACACTCTATATCGCTCAGTCAATTTTTAGACATGTATATAGAACACTCATATGATTGTTTAGATGAAGTGTTTATTAAAGACAGTGAAAAAAAGATAGCCGATGCTATACTAACCATATTTAAAACCAGACAAGATTTAGATATATTTAAGAAAAAAGCCCTTTATATCTACATAAGAGAAATGACAGATTGTGAGACTCCACATCTAACTAAGGTAGTAAATAAGTTAAAGGAGCAGTTCTATGCAATGTATGATAAATATAATGATGTAGGTTTAATTCGTACAAAAGAACTTTAAATCTATTTATATATAAAAACGTATGAGTACTGACAAAGAAATATTTAAAGGTAAATCTTTATCTGATCTTTTTGGTGAAATCTACGATAACTCTAAAGAGACTAAATCTCAAGTAAAAGCACTTATTGGAGAACTTAAACCTCTTATAGAAAACATCGGTGATGCAACATTAATTGTACCTATGATCAAAGAGTATATGGAGATAGGTGTAAAGAATGATGACGCTTTAGTAAAACTTGCTACAATTATTCAGAGAATGGAAATAGCACAAGCTAAAGGAGCATCAGGTGAAGATTTATTTGATTTTGATTCCCTACAGGATCTGTTGGCAGAATCGGAAGATATAAAAGAAGAGCTAGTAGAAAAACAAAAAGAAGAGGACGAAGAAGAACTATAATGACAAGAGAAAGAAAAGGACCTGGGTTAAAGAGCAGAGACAGAGCTGCTTTATATCCCGTTAGGGTAATCGAAGTAATTGTCGATAAGAACCATTACCTATATGAGCCACTCAAATTAAAACCTGAAGACATCGGGTCGATACTCTATAGGCCTGTGGATACTACAGCTGGTGATACTTCAGACGAAGGTGATAAAATATACACCGGTAAAGCTTACCCCCTTAATCCAAGTATTAACTACCTTCCTTTGAAGAATGAAGTTGTACTATTAGTTAAAGGACCTAGACGTAGCTTAAGAGCAAGCGCAATAGATGCAACAGATTACTATATGTCTGTACTTAATATACTATCTCACCCACATTCAAATGCATACCCTGTATTTGACGAACCAGGAGCACCGGTAAACATAGGAGATGGTATAGAACTTAGAGACGATATAGCCCCTCTACAACCTTACCCTGGTGATTTTCTTATCGAGGGTAGGTTAGGACAATCAATTAGGTTATCTGGAGGGGCTTCTAAAGAGAATCCATTTACAGATGATTCTAATAAAAATAAACCATTTACTTTTATAAGTAATGGAGTTACAATACCAGAAGGAGGAAATGGCTTTGTTCATATATTAGAAGACATAAATAAAGACCCTGCTTCTATATACTTAACTTCTGATCACACTATTCCCTTAACTTTAGCAAACACCAAAAGAAAGTCATACGATGAAGAACCTGATATACCATCAGCTTATAAAGGAGAACAGATAATACTTAACGCAGGTAGATTAACTTTTAATGCCAAGACTGATGATATACTACTTTCAAGCATAAAGTCTGTCGGATTAAATTCAAAAACCGTTAATGTAGATGCAGATGACTTTGTCTGTTTAGATGGAAAGAGTATTTTCTTAGGAAGCAAAGCAAGATCAGTCTCCGGTATCGGTAAGCAACCTGTACTTAAAGGACATGAAGTAGAGAGATACTTAATAGACATTATAGAAGTAATAGAAAGTATGTGCAAAGGTATGATCGCCGCTGCTAATGGAGGAGGCTCGGTACCAACAGTTAATCAATCAGGTCAATCCGCCCTTATGCGTTTCACAAGCTTAAAATCTCAGATTAACCCATCAGGGGGTTCAAAACTTAAATCAACTAAAACCTTTGTAGAATAATGCCTTGCGGAATACCACAATCACTCTTAGCAAACTTTATAGCCCAACTTGTAGGAAAGTTGGAAGGTATGATAATGGCTAAAGTTCAAGAATTAGTAGCTCAAGTAATGCAAGAATTACAGGGTATTTGCCCTGATCTTAGCAGACTAAAAGAAATACTGAAAACCAGAGATAATCTTGTTAACGCTATAGAAAAAGTAGAAAGAAAAATTGAACCTGTCCAGAAATATGCTGAAAAATTAGATAAGCCTATAAAAGCAGCAGAGATTATTATACTCATACTAGAGCAGCTTCCTGTACCTACCACAGTTGGTACACCACCTACAGGCTCACCATCAGATGTTGGAGGTCAGATATACTCTATGCCAGTGGGTAAGATGAATAGATTCGGCTCACTCCTCAGACTTGCATGTAAAATTGTTGAGATGTTAAGCGACGAAGTAAAAGCAATTAAAGTCATAACAGAAAATGGTTTAGGTTCAATACAACCAACAAAAGACAAACTATTGAGTATAGATATCAAACTATTTAACTGTGTAGACAAACTAGATGATGAAGAAAAAGAGGAAATAATGAATGAGATAGAAAACTTACCTTCTAATATAGCACTATTAGACGAAAATGATGAAGATCCCGGTGTATATTCCTACTCAAAACCAGGAGGAGGGAACTATACTATAAAAGTATTAGATGATCCAAACTCTCCATCTATCGCAAAAAGAAGGTATGCAGTAGTAATAAATGAAGAAGGAGTAACTGTATTAAGAGGGCCTCTTTCCTTTAGTTCTTCTACAAGAATACTAGTAGATGAAATAAAATTTAGAATTAATAACCAACTTCCATAACTTAACTATTTATATATATGAAACTAGATCAATTAAGAAAGATAATTAGGGAAGAAGTACGAGATGCTGTTAAATCGGAATTACAAGAAGTAATAAACGAAGCAGTTAAAATCGCAAGTACCCCTAATAATCAACAGGTAATAGAAAATAAACCAGTAAAAACTAAACAACAGATAAGTAAAACACCAGCCCCATCATTTAATACAGGTAAGAAATCATTAGATGAGATGCTGCAACAAACCCGAAAGTCAATGACTAACGAAGAATATAAAAATGTATTCTCAGGAGATACTAATATGGTATCAGGAATGCCAAACATGGCATCTAGTATGGCTAATCAGATGAGTATGAATTCCGGTAACCAACCAGGATTAGATATTAGTAACTTAGATTTTGTAAAAAAAGCAGGTAAAGTATTTAAAGCTTCTCAAGATAAAGAAGCAGTAAAACAACTATAGAGTAAATGGCATTTGAAGCAAAAAGAATAGATCCACTAGACTTAGAACCACGTAAGGCAATAGGAGTGTCGTTACCGTTATCCGGTAAAGCCGTGTTTAATTCTACATTTCAGACTGTGGATGCTTTGAAAGCTAATTTAGTTAATTACCTTTTAACAGGAAGAGGAGAGAGGTACTTTAGGCCAACATTTGGTTCTGGTTTACGTAATTTACTTTTTGAGAATACTACAAACAGGTCTCTTGAAGATATAGAAATACTAATTAAAGAAGCTCTTGTACAATATTTCCCTACACTAGTTATAACCGACTTAGCTCTAGATAATCAAGCTGATAAAAATCTAGTTGTATTTAGATTAAACTTTAAAATAGCGGGAACTAGAATACAAGATCAAATCTTGATAAACATAGAATAAATATGGCCGAAGAAATAAACATAAAATATACAGATAAGAATTTTAAAAACCTAAGAGAGCAGTTAATTGAGCTCTCTAAAAACTACTTTCCTGATTCTTACAACGACTTTACACCAACGTCACCAGGAATGATGTTTATGGAAATGGCAGCGTACGTAGGAGATATACT